GGCGAATAGTCGCCTCCTTCGCGTTTTCTCTAACGCTCCAATCTCGGACCTTTAATAGAGAGACAAGAGGCCGACATGGAAAGGAGAATTCGTTCTAAATCATCAGACGCAGCAGGTGGCTTTCAAAATTCGTTAGCCACAGGTTACCAAGATGAAATAGGGTACTATTCTTCTTCCCAGGCAAGAATGGTAGATTATACTAAGAAGACCATCATCAGGGATGAAGGGATCCGCAAAGGACTCCTTCCTTCTTCTGAGATGGACAACTTAAAGTATAAAAACTACTATCCTGCAACCGTTTCTTACATATCCGAAGGCGGGGGACAGATCCTCCGCGGTTGGCCATGTAGACACGATTTCGGTTATTCAGCGCCAGACTCTTCCATACCAGGGTTCGAGCCAGTAGATCAGTCGCACGTTGCGACTCTACTATCTCGCACGAATCCTTTTCGGTTTGGAGTATCGGTACCAGTAATGGTTTCCGAACTTGGAGAACTGGCGACCTTGTTCAAGCTTGTTACCAAGAGCTATGCATCATTGCTAGGGTCGGGATACCTTTCTTATCAGTTTGGTATCTTACCCTTTGCCAGTGATCTGCAACAACTCTTCAACATCATGGAAGCACTACAATCTCGAGTTCGAGAATTTAATGCTCTCATCGAACAAGGTTACGTGAGACGTAGGGTGCCAATATCATCAGGAGGCTATTCCGATATACTCGGTAATAGCTCGAACCCTGATAATGAACATTCCATCTATAGCGGACCTTTAGGCTTTACCGTCTCGGCAAAAGTCCAAAGGTCGTGGTCCGTGAAAACATGGGCCAGCTGTAAATGGGCTGTTAGGCAAGGGGCAACCCTCCCTACTACACAACTCGACGACTTTCTCTCTGCCTTCAAGTATTTTCTTGATCTTGATCAAGGATTCCTTGGAGACACCAGAGAGGGCATATTAGATATGTCCACCGCGTGGGAAGCAATTCCTTTTTCGTGGTTAGTCGATTATTTCGTCAATATCGGAGATATTCTCCGCTCTATTGAGGAAAACGAGACTGTGTACCCTCTTGACATTTGCGTCATGAGGGAGATCACGCTGAATCACAGCATAGAACCGGTCGCTCGCGACTGGTGGCCAACTCATGGCCGTGGCGTATCCGCCACTCCTGGAAGAGAAAGTTATTTACATCAACACCGTACGGTGTTTAATGACGATCCTTCCGTTGCTGATCTCTTGTCGTTTGGTTTCATGAACATGAACCAAGCAAAGAATGTCATCGCCCTTCTTGCGGTTATTACCGCTAGGAAGAAGCAAGTAACATAAAGATTACTGGCTATGACAGAGGATTCCAACTCTTGTGTGTGTAAAGGAACAACATAATGCTGTCCAACGAATTGACATTGACGTGGGGAACGACCCCGGTTGTCTTCAAAAGAGCCAACCAGGACAATTTTGGCTCAGTCTTCCTTAATAAGGGAGCTATTGCCAATACTGAATTCGAACTCATCATTCGTAACTCTTACGAAGGTGTAACGAATTCGCCGAAACCATCGAACTCTCTTGCGACTGTACGTCGCCAGATGCAGCGAACAATCATCGATTTGAAGATGACTGTATTCGATGCAGATGGTTACCCCTCTGTTATCCAAGCCTATACCCATGTGCGTAGTGCACGTGGGACGGCTTCGGATGCCATTGCTGCAATTGCGAAAATGTTGAATGACTTCGTCACAACAAATCGCATTGCACTCGTCAGTTGGGAAGCGTAAGCTAACCCAGGCGTAACGATCGTCAATCCGTTCCAGCGCTAGGAACCACCTAACCTCTTTAAAGGAGATTACGATGGATAATAGCCTGGTTACTCACCTTTCGGAATACATCCACGCTTTGTTTAAAGACATAGCTTGGTTGTACTCGAGACCCAAAGATATGGAGCGTGATCAAAAACGCCTCCTATCTGAAGTGGAAAATCGAGGGTTAAGAATCTTAACTATCGATCTTCCATCCCTTTGCAAGCACTTTGATCGGTGCTTGGATGAAGGATTCTACACTCCTAGTCACCTTCCCCTTTCAGGGATGGTTTCGAAGAGAGTAAAGGTTCCCGCATTCTTGCGGAATCTTTACTTAGAAGTCTTCAACTCACAAGGGGTGTTGAGGGACCAACCATCTATTGACCACATAGCAGGATTGCGTATGGTCTTTGCATCTATGGGTAAACCAAAGATGCCCTGCAAACAGGAGATGGTCCATGAAGAAGTTAACAACTTCTACACGGTCGAACAGGAACTCATGCCCCCGACCCTTAATTGGTACGGGGATCATCTATTTTCAATGGATGATAATAACTCTAGCGTTTCTGGTCGCAATGTTAGTTTTACTGACATTGCCCCCAAATCGAGTAGAGGAGAACCTGTGCTCGCGCTTGAACCTGATACAACATCAGGGTTATCTAAGCACGATGCAGAAATCTTGCAGCAAGTATGCGACAGGATTTCTTCGAGCTTCGGAGACTTTCACTCAGAAAGTCTATTCGAACTCCCTCAGCATGGGCGAGGCAGAGTATCAAACCATCCTAAACATATATCAAAATATATGTTTGACGAATGGTCTGAAAAACTCGAAGCCATCTTCCCTTACGATCTATATGCCACCACCAACTTTGGGGGAGGCCTTGATCGCAATAGACCGGATCTTGGGTATCGTAACTACGAATCCCCAAGCAAACTTATCGCAGTACCCAAAACTATGTCAGGACCTAGGCTTATTGCTTCGGAGCCGAACCAGCACCAATTCCTACAACAACTGATTAGAAATCAGATTGAGTCAAGAATTGTGCACACAGTATTAAATAACTGTGTTAGCTTTGGTAACCAAGAGCCAAACAGGCAATTGGCAGTATACGGATCAATCGATGGTAGCTATGCCACTGTCGATCTCAAATCCGCTAGCGATCGGTTATCATGCTGGACTGTTGAACGAGCTCTCCGGGCTAACCAGACATGGTTAGAACGGCTGCACGCTAGCAGAACCAGAATGCTCCGGAATGGGATTAGTAACAAACCCTTTAACCTAATCAGGTTAAAGAAAATGTTCTCCCAGGGGTCAGCCTGTACTTTTCCGGTACAGACTGTCATCTACTCTATGTTTGCTATCGCATCAGTCCTTTTGTCAAAGGGTTGGTCGGTTAACTCTCATAGAGTGGAAGAAGCTTCACGCCTCGTAAGAGTCTTTGGTGACGATATCATCGTCCCCACAGACGCTCTCGAGAAACTGAAGGTACTCTTGACCGTTGTACAGTTAAGAGTCAACCCAGCGAAGACTTTCTCAAAAGGAAAGTTTCGTGAAAGTTGTGGGATGGATGCCTATGATGGTCACAATGTGACCCCCATTCGGATAAAATCCCTAACCCTCAGACCGAAACATGAGATAGCTAGTTCCGTTCTTGAGACAAGTAATAACTTGTTCATGAATGGATACTGGAATCTAGCAAATTGGCTAGATAATACATTACGAAGATATAAAATCCCAGTAGTGTATCACTCTCATGGTAAGCCTAAGACCCAAGGAAAGTACTCGTTCTTACAACAAAGTAAGAACCTGTTTTGCGTTATGAATCCTGGTTTTAAAACCCGATTCAATCCACGCTTACACAGGCACGAGACTCTCATCGACACTCTTACTTCTAAGAGTGAAGTGGGCAGGTCCGATGGCTGGCACAACCTTTATCAATTCTTTATTGATAAACCTCAAAGCTCATGGTATAAACCAACAGATTTTGAGGCCGGTGTTGTGCTCGGAAGCTCTTCAGTAATGAAGAGGGGGTGGCACCCGACTGAGTTAATCAGTGGGTGTTGAGGTAGCCATACCTCGTCAAAG